AGGATCGATTCAACGACATCGCTCGGAACCGGCTTGATCTTCTTCGGCTGTTTGGCAGACGATCGTCCAGGTTTGATCTTTGGTACGGTCAGCAGGGCCGACCATACGGTGGGCGTCACCAAGTCCATCTGAGCCGCCCAGCGGAAAATGTTCAGGACGTAGTTGTGCTTTTTATTCACCGTCGTCAAAGCCAGTCTCTTGTCCACCCACATCTGAATCAGTTCGGTCAAACGGCCAGGCGAGAATTTTTCAGCTGGGTAGTCAAAAACCTCAAGATCTTTGACGACTCGGGCGACAGCTTTATCCTCATCGGAGTCTGGAGGCTTTGTGCGCTTTACGTGCTGTAGGTATTTTGAGGCGATTGTAGCGACACTGAGTTTGACCTGGACTTCGACTTTAGGGCATGGCTCGCCATAAGCCATGATGTTCGACAGCATCTTGGCATATGACTCCGCCGCCTCGATTGATCCGGATAAGCCCGTATATATCTCCGTACCGTTCCAATAGATGTAGGAACGGCCCGAAGCCTTGTGTTGACAGTGGTTTGGGACAAGAGACTTTTTACGTCCCATGTCTGAGGTATCTATGATATATCCGTACATTTACGGATTTATTCCTAAGTCTTTGTTCAATATTTGTTTGGAGTGAGAAGGTAAGATAATTCTTATGCACCATGCAAATCCTTTGTCAAATAGAAGTTAAAATTTGCTGTCGCGTTAACTAAGATAGTACGCCCGACAGGATTCGAACCTGTGACCGACGGATTAGAAAGACGTGAGTCGCGGGGTTCGTAGGGTTTGGTGGTTTCTGCGTACGGATTTATACCAGGATCTCGGCGGCGAATCCTGGCTTCAGGTGGCCATGTTCGATCACGTAGTTGAACGCCTCTTTGCCTTCAGCGTAGAGCTGGTCAACCAATTTTTTATGCTCTTCCTGGGTGAGGGCTAGCATGACGTAATTGACTAGGTCTTGCAGCTTGCCCGACTCGCCATTTTTGATGACTTGCCTGGCCGCTATCTTCCGGACTGCCTGAACAACCGGCTCAACCGAGTTCGCGTGCAAGCGCGTATGCTGGCTCGGCTTTAACTTTTCATTCGCTACGCTCATCGCTATCCTCCTTTAATGCACAAGTCACAAAAACGAGTGCTGCATTCAAACTATACACTAAACACGAATAGTTTGTAAAGATATCCCGCCTTAAAGTATTTGGTATATACCAAGATTTTTAGAATATCATGGATTTATTATTGACTAAATTGATAAAGTTAGTATTATGACACATGTGCAGGATAAAACTATTGTACCCAGAGGATTCCATGGTGGTAACCATCAAGCTGCAAGGCGTCGAACCAGTGTCCTTCCGTAACGAGCAAATGCGACATCTCAATCGCAATCCAATCGGCAATCTGCGGGATGTCAATCCTGCAAAGATTGTCAGTCGGGTAACTGCATGGTTCTTGACGCAACCGGATGAAGTCAAAGACCAGATTGTTGGCGATCTCTTCGCGAAGGAAGAATCGGCAGCGTAAGTAGGGATGGGTGGGCTAAAGGCCGGAATCTACGAGGTTTCCGGCCTTTTCTTTTACACAGGGGGCGTGTATGGGGATCGTCGAAACCGTGTCAGATCTGCTCACCAGAGCAGCCGACTGCAAGAGCGAATCGCGAAGCATTCAAAGCAAGTGGTCAGAGGTCGAGAAAGAAATCTTTGAAATTTTGATTTCAACTGCCTTGAGACCTTTATCGGCAACCATTCAAACAGGCGACGAAGAGTCGTTTTTTCAGCTCGACTGGACGAATCGACGCCTCATTCAGGTTCCAAAAGACACAATTGTCGTCGATCTCAAGCGAGTGAGTGACGCCGGTAAGATACTTGCCAATACCGGCGAGGAGATCCAAGATGTCTACTGATCTAGTTAAGACAAGTGCTGCGGATATCGAAAAAGTCATCATTGGTGGAGACCTGTCGAAGCTCTCCCCACAAGAACGCACCTCTTATTATATGAGTGTGTGCGACTCGCTAAACCTCAATCCTCTGACAAAGCCGTTTGAATATATCAACTTGAACGGGAAGCTGGTTCTTTACGCAACCCGAAACTGTGCCGAGCAACTCCGTAAAAACAACGGTGTCTCAGTTACAGAGATGACCCAGCAAACTATCGGCGACGTGCTGATGATCACGGTCAAGGGCGTCGATAAGACAGGCCGCTCGGACGTGGCCAGCGGAGCCGTGTGCCTGGGCAACCTCAAGGGCGAGGCTCTCTGTAATGCCTACCTCAAATGCGAGACCAAGGCAAAACGCCGCCTGACGCTCTCTATATGTGGTCTGGGCATGCTGGATGAGACTGAGGTCGATTCTATCCCGAACGCCCGTAAGGTTGACCATCCCGCCCCTCAGGCCGAGCAGTTGCCTGCTCCTGTCCCAAGTCGGCCCAAGTTTGGTCAGGTCATCAAATCTGCTCTGAACGAGTATCCACAACCGATCCCAGCGTTCACCTCGACGATCTTCAACACGATGTCCAAGTTCTATCGCGAGCTTGACGGCCTCGAGGATCAGAACTGGAAGATGCAGGGCGAGGCTATGGCCAAGCTCTACGATTCGATGGACGACTCAGAGAAGGATGAGGTCATCGCGACCATTCGCGACCTCGCCATGGTCAAAGACAAGTTCCCCGAAGCGGAGCTTGTGGAAGCATGATTGGATCTATTGTTACGCTTGCAGGCAAGAGGCCTCTCTACGTCGTTACGGGTCATACCTCATCATTCTATACCTGCACCCCCGTAATTGGCGGAAAACCTGTTGTCTGCAAGCGTAATGATATTAAGCCTCAGTCGGTTGAGCAACTGCTAAAAAGATACGAGGGGCTGTCGCCCAGGCATGCGACAGCCTCGTTTGCTCACAATCTTCCGGCTCGTAAGAAGGAAGCTCTTCGGTTCTCGCAGAAGATGTATCGCAGGGGCAAGACTCAATGAGTACCAGTATTGACCAGCATCTCAAGAAAAAGTACGATGTGTCTAAACAAGTTCATAAAAAATGCCCCGTGACGAGCAAGGTCACTGAGGCGGATTTTGTGATCTCGGAGTGCTGCCTCCTAACCACTTTGTCCTAATAGAGAGGACGTTGTCATGATAGACGATAACAGCGAACACGTCAACAGAACTCGCCCGTTTTTTACTGCAATACCAGATGATATTGCTAAAAGAGAAGATATTCCTCCGACCGCAAAGCTCGTCGCAGGTTCTATTTTCACTCGGACATTCCAACGCAGGATAACAAGATTTATTTACTTGCGAGCAGCATGGATTGCTGAAGACTGGGGGATTTCCGCTGACTCTGTAACTCGAGCATTAAAGCTGTTGGTCGAGCTTGAAGTGATCGAAGTCAAAAGAACGGCTTCTGGCCTCGAGATGCGCTTTGTTTCGTTGCCGCAAGATGCGGATTCGGATTCCGCAAAAAGCGGAGAGCCATTCCGCAAAAAGCGGACAGAGACTCCGCAAAAAGCGGATAGCGACTCCGCAAAAAGCGGAATGCTCCCTTATACCGTATCCCAGACCGTATCTCAGACTGAACAACAACAGGAAGAGTTGTCGTTGTTGCGGAATCGGTTACCTGATCCAACCACATATAAGCCCGAGAACCTGACCCCTCGAAAGGGAGCCGTGCTGACCGAGGCTCAAAGAAACTTGGCCACCCAGTTGCTGGGCGCGACTGGCCAGGATCGTCAGTTCGCCGCTTCGGTAAGTCAGGAGATGGCCAACAAGACTGGGTTCCTTGAGTTCTACCTCAAGGCCACGATCAAGGCATCGAAGGAGCGGAAGATCAAAGGGACGACCATCGCCTACCTGATCGGGAGCATCAACAACTCTTGGGGCAACGGCGACTGGGTTGACCCAGATCAAGCCGCTAAGGAACAAAGGGATAAAGAAATTGCAGCGAGACGCGCTCGCTTAGATCGGCTTACCTGATGAGTAACATCGTCGTCAACAGCTTTGTTCGCGGATACGTCGAGCAGATCTTTATCAATAAGGGCTACGACCCCGTGCTTGATGAAGAGATCTCCAAGACGTTCGAGGCCCAGTGGGATCACTGGAAACGGTTTATGGTTCAGTCTGGTCTCAATGCTGACCAGCTGCTGGCCGAGAATGTCGCCTACGAATTTGCCACGAAACGTCTGGTCGGCGGAGCGGCTCGGATCTTTGAGCATTTTGCCGAGTTTGTCAAGAATCGGCCTAAGGCTGTAGCGCAACACGAAATTGCAAACCAAAAGGGATACGAATTTGAAGAGTGCCAGTATTGCGATGGAATTGGCTGCGTCAGCGTGCCGGTTGAGTACAAGGAACAGACCTCAAATCGTTCTTTCGCCTGTGTTTGCAACAACGCTCTGAAGTATGCGGGAATCCAGGTCGCAAACAGTGAGATGCTTCGGTATGTGCTACAGAAGCAACGGCAGCGAGAGCAGCATTTGCTGATGTGGTGCGAGGCTCGCGGACTCGACATGTTTGGCGATCTGGCGGAGTACAACGCCAAGGCGAAGAGTTACCGTGACTCGTTGGGCGAACTGTTTAAGTCGGCACGACCAGAGGACATGGACAAGGCCGAAAGGGAAGCACTCAAGGCCAAGAGGGCCAGGGAAGCGATGGCGGCAGTCGTCATCGAGTCTCAGGTGGAAATGTTTAGGCGTAAGCAAGTCGTGGAAGTAGCGGTAAGTCAACCATGGGCTGTACCTGTGGAAGACGAAGAAATGTTCCTCATGAGTATCTGATCGAAAGGAAGTCAAATGCTAGTCATTGCACGGAAGATTAACGAGCGGTTCAAAATTCATATCCCTGAAGGAGTCCATGGTGACATCGAAATTGTCATAACGGATGTCACAGGCTCGGGAACATGTGTTCGCATCGGCATCGAGGCTCCACGGGAGATGAGCGTCACTCGCGACGATGCCATCAACAAAACAAGAAAGGTGCTGGCATGAAAATCATCAACGCCCCCACGGTCTACCTGGTCGGCAAACAGGAACTCAACAGCCTTGATTGTGCTGAATTCCTTGAGGCCCACAACGTCGAATACTGGAACAGCGACACCGACAATGCTAGCGAGCATCTCGTGGAGATCGCTGGCCGATTGTGCTACATGAGCTTTGCCAAGCCGCGACCAGGTGGAAACAAGGCTTATATCGACCACATCTTGGAAGTGGGCCACGGCTCAGTTCTGGAGCATGCTGTTTACTCGATGATCTTCACTGGCGTCTCACGGTCATTGACTCACGAGCTGGTCAGGCATCGTGCTGGCATGAGTTATTCGCAGCTAAGTCAACGATATGTGGACGAGTCGGACTGTGCGTTTGTGCGACCACCAGGCATCAAGCCGGGAAGCACGCCAGAAGCGATCTGGGCGCAAGCCATTGGCCGAGCGCAGGGGCATTACGAGGCGTTGTGCGAAACGCTGGAATACAACGACTTTGCCGACATCGACAGCCCGACACTTCGACGCAAGAAATCTCGCGAGGCCGCTCGCGCTGTCCTCCCAAACTGCACTGAAACCAAGATCTTCGTGACGGGTAACGCCAGAGCATGGCGACACTTCCTTGAATTACGTGGCTCAATCCATGCGGACGCTGAGATTCAGCGGCTGGCGATTGCAGTCTTGTCAGTGTTGCAGGCTGAATCACCGAACCTGTTTGGTGATTACACGGTGACGGATCAAGGGATTGAAACGAAGTGGAGGAAGGTATGACATCTATATTTGAGGCACTCCTTCTGCCGTTTACATGCCTGATGGTGTTGGTAGTGCTGCGATGCTGCTACTCAGAGGCAATGGATTCGTGGAAAGAGTGGAGGAAGTATAAGTGATGACACCGCTTGAGAAAGAACTACTAACGCCGCAAGTCGTTGGCGATTGGAAACGTATTGCAACTATGCAACTGGAAAACAAACGGGAACGCATCACGATTCCCACGACACTACTGCTCGCCATGATCATCAAGATCCAAGCTAACGAGGTCACGCATGCTCTGGAAGGATCCAACAAATGACACCGCTTGATTTCATCGCATCCCTAGGTCATGGCGAGGCCAAGGCTGCCGCTTTAACGGTCTACAACCTGATGCAAGATGAGTTGGACAGGATCGACATCGCTTTGATTAGGGCCAACTCCCTCATCTCGCATATTAGCTGGCTGACCGACGAGCCGATTCGAGTGAGTCCTAAGGAGGAGACCAGCATTGAATGAAGAAATCAGGCGCATCATAAGGCCAGAGTATTCCAAGAAAGTCCAGAGCGACACATGGAAAAATGCTCGCGACGACAAAGCCATAGAAGAACACGTCCTTTTTCTCGAAGAGTGCTGGCCGTCATTTGGCTCTGAGCAACTTCTGATCATGCTGAAAATCCAGAGGCTCGACGAGTCCATCCCTCTGAGCGCTGTAACGGACGTTATTGGAAACAAGCCATCGCACGATGACATCATGGAAAGCGACCGGCTAGGGCATAACAAGATGCTCCAATCCCGCATGGCAATCAAGCAGAAATGGAAAGCCAGAAACGGCACAATCGGTGTATTTAAAAGCGTGAACAAGTGGTGCGTCGAGTACAGCTACCTGGGGAAAAGGATTTCGACATCGCGGTCAACGAAGAAGGAGGCTTGCGACTGGTACGACAAAGAGGAGCGGAAGCACATACCAAGAGACTATCAAGTGTTGAACAATTACGAGTTCCAGTAAGTCAATTGTCGCGGCTGGGCAATAGCCCTTTCCCATAGGGCTTTCGGCGGGTTCGATTCCTGCACGCGACTTGCCTGAGAGTTGTTTTCGAACAGTCCTAACCTCTCAGGCTGTTGGATCTAAGCCCCCTTTGTCTTGTTGGCGGAGGGGGCGATCTTCCACAAGGAGATGACATGCGAGCCAGAGCAGTAAACCCTCGCAAACGTGGCGAAATGACCAAGGCTGAGATCGCATTTAAAACGCAGTGCGACTGGCTCAACGCATTCTTCGATCACGTTCGGTATGAGAGTCATACGCTGAGGTTTGGCGAGCTGAGATATACGCCAGACTTTACCGGAGTCAGGACAGAGGACGGTCAGGTTTGCCACTTTGAAATCAAACCGGCTGGCCACAGGCACGTTTACACGGATGCCGCCAAAATCAAACTCAAAACTTTTTCAGCCGAGTACGGGGAATACGTGTTTTTCCTCGCTTGGCCGGATAAGAAACAGCCGCGAGGCTGGCACATCGAGGAAGTCAGCAATAGGGAGTAAGGATGAAGCCTCCACTAGACAAGCGTGATCTGATGATTCGGGATACGTACCACATCATTTCGGATTACATAAACAAAGGACGAAGCGAGGATAGACACGCATTATGGCTACAAGGACAAAAGCTGCGATCGCATCTGTTAGTGTCAGCCGACCTGACGATCGAAAATCCACGGCAAGGCCCCAGTACTACAGGCTCAAAGACGGGCGGCAAGTCATCGACGTGATCAACGATATCACGATCGCTTTTGTTTTGATCAAAGGCCCACTGGAGATAGACAAGATCATCCAGGTCTTTTGCCTTGGGAACGCAGTGAAATATCACATGCGGTCGGGCAGAAAAGAAGGTGCGATCAACGACATCGAGAAGCGGGACGAGTACCTGGGGATGGGCAAAATCGACGCCAAGTTCTGGAAAGATATTGCCATTCCTGTCATGGAAAAGGCTCTCGGCAAGTCAAAGTGACCTGTCGGTATAGACCAGTGTCCTAGTATCAGTCAAACACATTTCTGGAGATACGAAAGTGAACGCAGATCCAATCAGGCAAATGTCAAAGCGAAATGAGCATAACATGCTTTCGCTTATGAAAATCAAAGAGTACGCACTTCTGACGATCCGCTATGCCAACGAAGGAATGCTGGATAACAAGCAGATCAGAGAGATCCTTTGCAGCAAGGATCTTGAGGAGTCAGAAAAGGCTCGGAAGATTCTCGCCCTTTTTGAAGAACGCGAAATCGACCGCGAACTCGATCAGAACCCCAAATGCAATTCAAACTGCGAGTTTGAGGCAAACCTGTTGCGTGGACTCAAGCAGATCAGAGAACTGGCTGTCGGTATAAACAATGGCAATTACGCCGAAAAGGAGTTGGTCAATGAATCGTACTGAATGGCTGGAAGTGAGACGCAAAACGATCGGTGCTTCAGACGCCCCGATCATCCTTGGGATCAGCCCATGGAGCAGCCCGCATGACATCTGGATATCGAAGATGGGCATGGATGCAACCGAAGAAACTCAGGCGATGCGTCTGGGTCATTACTTGCAGTCCGGAGTGGCCATGGAGGCTCTCCACCAGATTGGTGGCTCGATCCTCTCGGAAGAGGACTTTGCCGTCCACCCAAATGGGTGGGCCTCGGCGACCCCAGACTACGTCATCCGGCAGGACGACGACAACGTCATCCTTGAAATCAAGTGTACGCATGAGAAAAGCTGGGACACTGTTCCTGAGCATTACCTCTTGCAAGTCCATTGGCAGTGCTGGGTTCACGGCATCGACCGTGCCTACATCGCTGTCCTGCATGGCTCTTCACAGGTCAAGGTTTACGAGCTGCAAATCGACCTGTTTTCGGACTGGTTTGTTGACTCTGTGGCCCACGTCAAAGCATGGTTTGACAACCATGTCTCTGATGCCGAAGAGCCAGCGATAGAGCAAAAGCGGAATGACGCCCTTAAGGCGGCCATAAGGGCTGCTTCTGGCACTTCCGTTGACCTGAGCGAGGAAATCATCGACAAGATGCGTCGGATCGCCCAAATCAAGCGAGAAACGGCCCCAGCGACCGACGAGCTGTCTGCTCTTGAGCGTGAGGTCAAGGAAGCGATCGGAACGGCTGAAGTCGGCCTGTATCAGGGCAAAACGGTCGTGACCTACAAAGAGACGGTTTCCAAGCGTTTCGATACCAAGAAGTTTCAGGCGGATCGGCCTGACATTGCCAAGGATTACCTCAGCGAAACGGTTTCGCGACGGTTTTTGCTGAAGGACGATCTGATTCTTTCCCTAACGGAGGTGACAGCGTGATCAATAACTATTCGATCGTCGGCGAAGTGACTGAATCGGCGACAACACTGCCCAACGGTGGATACGCCAAGCTGAGGCTCAAGCTGACAAACAGCCTGAACCGGACAGAAGTCGTCGAGGTCGTCAGCAAGGTGGGTGACTGGACATCGACTGCCACGCCTGGATCGATCGTCGCCGTGAGCGGATCGGTCGGAGGTAAGATCAACGACAAAGGGTATTTGAATCTTTCTCTTTGGGCCAGAGACATCATCCTTGTCACTGCCTCTTCTGGAAAAATCGATCCTCCTTTTGACGAAAATGACGACGTTCCTTATTGATTTTCTTCCTTTCTTCTGTCTATGCTGTCTATACAGGACAGGAGACTGAAAGATGGATAAAGAAGTCTACAAAACAGAAGGTTATGCCAAGTCGCATATCTTCACCATCCGAGCGAGCAGTCAGTGGCGACACTGGCTGCACAATCGGGCCGCAGAGGCTGGCGTGTCGCAATCCGAGATACTGGATCACATTATCGAAGATTGGGTACGCTTGAAAGACAAACCAATCCCACCCCGCAGATGGCCACCGGAGACTTAAATTATGAAACTTCCACCGTCCGATCCAACCCTTAGCTCGCTAACTCTTGAAGACGCTAAAAGGTGCGCTAAGTTCGCTGGCCGTATCGGATTCAAAGCGTCAGTTATTAACCTGGGTGAATTCGGCCCAAAGGATAAAAGATATCACGCTTACGGCGTTAGGATCGAGGTCGATAAGCCGACCGAAAAAGTTCCTTTTATACAGCTAAAGTCTGTGAACATGTGGCGTTGCTGGGTTGATGACAAGCTGTATTACAAGGAGCCAGTCGAGCTTATGTGGTGGGACAAGTTTATCCCTTCGCACGCTGAGTTGAAGGAAAAAGAGATCCATAAATGGATCAAAGAATATAAAGAGGTCGATTGAGCTGCTTCGGTAAGTGTGTTGTTCAGTAACCCACAACGAAAGGAATTAGACAGATGGTCGCAATCATAGGCTACCCTGGCTCGATAAATCACAGATGGGAAAGGTTTTTTGACAAGAAAGAGGCTGTTGAGTGGCTCAACACAACAGGCCAAAAGATGTACGACGATTCGGGCGGAACCTTCCCTGACGCTCTGAGCAGTCAGCGGGTGATCTCTGAAAAAGAAGCAGCCGCTATTAAGTATCGGGACGGCAAAAAGTGCTACCCAAGAGACTGATCGGTAAGTGAGTTGTCGGTTCTCAATTTACCCTTTGCCAAGGAAGGCATTTCAATGTGGTCTTTTTCGATAACGGTTTTTGGGATCTCTTTTACTTACGAGCGAAAGACTCCCAAGCCACGCAAACCTAAGGCGATATCCCTTAAAAAGATTCGCAATTTCACCAAAACCACCGCTCGGTAAGTGCTATGGCTGGGGCGTTCCCAGCCAAATTTAAATCGAGTGGTATAGACTAGCCTATCAAAGTGATTGGTCAATACAATGCAGTTAAGAATGGGCCAAATCTGGCCAACATCGTCAGAAATCATCCGTATGGGCCTCTACGAGCGAGGCGATCTGCTCTGCGTCCTGGAGGACAGGCTCAGAGACCTCACATGGCTTATGGTCGAGTCCGAGGCCAGAGAGTTCTCCCCTTCTTTTTCGCTTTCGTACGGCGAGCTTGTGAGCGAGAGCGTGCAGATCGAGGACTTGGTCAACCTGATCAAGGCAGTGGGCTGGGAGTATGAGGGCGACCCGAACGCATGAGGTCGGTATGGATGATGCCCAGTCAATCGGGGCTGGGCTTAACACAAGGGGATTGAGATGAAGTTCAAGTCATACGAGATTGCGTTTGTAGGCAAGTTCTGGCTAGATGGCCAAAAAGAAGCCTGTATTGAGCGATTAACCGAGGGCGAGCCAGAGAAAGACGATTCTTTTATCGAGTCTTTTTGGACTCTTTACGGTCGCTTTTCTGATGGTCGAGCAATTGCGGTTTTTAATTCAAACTGCTTTCAGGGCTGTTTGGATATTTACGAGAATATAACTGGACATGAGCCAGACCCAAACTTGCCAACTCCAGGATGGGAAGAGCTTTACGAGATCATGGGCCTTCCGGTATGAGCAGTGTCAGTAACAAACAACCCCGCAATTCGAAAGGAAATACAATGCTAGGCGAAATCGGATATTTGATCACTTTTGTCCACCCTAACAGCCGCAAAAAAGGCTCTTTTAAAACGTATTTTCCGCCTGAGGATTCGGCTGACGCCTTACGTAAGGCTAAAGCCATTGCAAAAAAGCACAGGTCTATTGGTTGCACCAAGGTCAAGATCTCTGAGTGCGTCTAATCAGCCTGATCGGTATAGACAGTGTCAGTGGTCAATACAACAACAACAGCAGTAACGGAGCAGGAATCATGTCTACAGCAGAGAAAACACGGTCGAGAGTGTCAGAGCGGTCATGGGTCAAGGCGCAGCGTAAAGAGGCTGCCAAGGCCTATAAGACGCCCAACAGGGTTTCGAGGCATTACAGCACGGTTTACTGGGCCTCTCGCTACAGAGACCGTATGGCTGAATACAGAGCGTCTATGCTGAGGTCAACAGATCCAAGATCGATCGAGATTTACTTTCAAGCCTATCTTTGGAATCGGATCAATTACAAGCAGGAAATTCGCGGTTTTAATGACTGGACTGATGTTCTTCCGCTTCCTTGAAGCACCTTTTTTAGCTTTCTTTTAGCCTTCTTTTTTCCTTCTTCCTTCTTTTTCGCTTTGGCGTACGAGCGTACGAGCGAGCGTACCTGGGCGCACCTTGGCGGGTGCGTCCTGGGTGCGTGTTTTCATACCAGTGGGTATGGGCCACGACTCATAGGGTGTCGGTATGGATGGTGTCCACTACGGACAAAACAACAACAACACGAACGGAATTATCATGCAAGCGACAATGCTAAAATCAGTCCTATCCGATGGGAAAAGCAACGCAAAACAAGCCAAAAACGAGGGTAAAGGATACCTATCCTATAACCTATCGTTGGCACCACACAAACTATCGGGGCATTCAATGTGTGCCCGTGCCGAAATTGCGGGATGCGATAAAACGTGTTTAGGCGACAAAACCGGACGTAATGAGTTCGATATCAACAAACAAGCCAAAATCAATCGGACGCTATTCTACAAGGATAGTCCAGAACAATTCATAACTACTTTGCATGACGATATTTATCGTGCCGAACGTAAGGCAAAAAAGAATGATATGAGTCTACTTGTCAGACTGAATAACTATTCGGACGTTCCATGGGAATTACTACATCGTGAATTGTTCGATTATCATCCATACACTCAATTTATGGATTATACAAAACTACCATTCAGGAAAGACTTACCAGATAATTACGATCTAACCTATTCTCTATCGGCCAAAATAGAGTCTAAGTATGATTTTGCCAAGTCTTTAGAGTACTACGGACGTTCCAGTTTTGTGGTGTCTAAGATGTTATTTGACATAGTCTTTAAGGATTTAAAAGAGGGTGAGCATGTATCCACTAGGATAGATGGTGGACAAACTCTTTTTTTCCTTAATGGCGACATACACGATATGACGTTCGTTAGACCAAAAAACTCTTTTTTGGTTTTGCGTGAAAAAACGTCAAAATTCAGTAAATCGACCGATCCACTTAACCCTATCGTCTATCGTTCGTTCGAATCAATCGGACTATGAAGTCTATCGGTATATCCATTGTGCCGATTAACTTCGATCGGCACAAACAACCACATGAAAGGAATTGATGATGAAAAGTAGTCAATTGTTCGGCCAAGTATATGTGACCAAAACAGACGAAATTGAGTTAAACCGTGATAGATACGGTTATTGGGAATTAATCAAGATAGTCGATGGTGAAGAATGGATAATCCGATCCGAACGATTAGGAACGTCCTATCAAGAATTGAGAACGGCTTACATGCTATTCCAAGTATTCAAATCTAACTAAGGGGAATTGACGATGAACGAACAATGGGAATTGATACGTGATAAAATGCTATCCGCATTAATCCGTTATGACAAAATGGCTGAAAAGCGGTCACAATGGTGGAACAAATATGCCATGGCACATTACTGTAAAGCATTACAGGATATGGATGAAAACATCATCCAAGGCTACACAATCGAACAAGCTTTGAATAAATCATTCATTCATAGCCCGCCGACTTGTCAGCCATATAAGAGTCTAAAACGTGTACTAGACTCTCTTTAAAAAGTCTTTTTTTGGCCTATAGGACACCACACATGATCACATTAACGCAACAACAACTAGCCGATCTAGTCGAGTTCATATCGGCACAATTGGCTACGATCGAACGTATTCAATCGGTAAGTACAATGGCAACAACGCCAACAACAAACAACAAAAAAGGATGATAACATGGTAGAGTATAACGGGTGGAATTCTAAGGAAACGTGGAACGTATGGATTCATATACAGAACGATTATGATACATACCTGTATTATAAAGAGTGCTTGGATCGTATCATCAATACAGGTGATACACGTTCTGAGTTAATCGCTAGCCTAGAAAGCGTAATCGAACGTGATCATAACGATAAAACTAAAAGGCTTGACGGTGTCTTGTTAGACCTGATTACCTATTCACTTTCTAAAGTGGACTGGAACGAAATTGCGGAGAGTATGGTAGATGATGCACTAAAGCCTATGAATCGTATCAAGCTAAAAGGCTTTAATGAATAACGTCGATGTGTGACACGCTAGCACACTTCCCTTTTTTCCCCCTTCCCACCGTCCAGAACAAACATAACTGGACGGTTATATTCCACTGGACGTCGACCACGCTGGACGCCACCCACCTTCCCGCTTGACCATCATCAAGTGGGAGGCGTGGGCACCCTGCCACACCCCCTTCTGGATATTCACGATTTTCCGTAATCGGCTCACTGACCTGTAGCGGGTGGTGGCGATTTTTTTTATTGACCGTTTTCTGGAAACCGCTTGTTGTCGTTTTCCTGAGTTTGTTCAGCATCAAGAACAACAACAAGGCTTTGGCTTTGGCTTTGGCTTGTAAATTACCTGGTAAACTTTTACACTAAGTGTGCGGGTCAATACTGGTGGCCACTGGGTGTACCCCATGCATCCGGCCAACCCATACCTATGGTAAACGTGAACTTCCTGTTCCGCAATAGGGTACTTCCAAAAGAATCTCAAGTCCTTAGAGGGAAAGGGGAAGACATGGGTCAAGGGAACGTAAACGGCATTCCGGCCAGGGAGATACTCTCCATGCTCCGCAAGGCTATCAGGGAAGATTGGCCTGTCACTCATGAACAGAAGATCAAGTCTGCACAGACTATAGCTCGCATCGTAGAAAATGCGGACAATATTTTCTCGCCTAAGGACGTTATGACAGCCACACGGGTGCAGCTGGAGATGTCCAACTCCAACATCAAGAACGCCATCGCTGTCGATTACGCAGAACTCCAGCGAGAGAAGTTCGACCTCCTCTCCTCACTGGAAAAGAACATCGCCTACTCACTGGCAGATGGGCCGGATCAAGGGCCGATCGTCTCAGATACACCCATGCCATCCATCGAATACATCGATATCTCACCTCAGGAGCCAGAAGAATGATTGCCCAGAACTGGTGTACGATTGATGGCAAATCCTGGAGACTTACCAAAGGCGATTGGCGGGCATCCGTGTATCTTTGTACCGACGAAAGAAAGTACTCAATATTTGTCCTGCGTATCAACCCAGAATGTCACGCCGATCTCCCCATAGCACACGGGTACTTCGACTGCATCAAAGAGTCTAAGGCCGCTTGTATCGAATGGATGGACGAGCGTTTATCTCAAGAGGACATATCTTGAAAGTCTCCGCCGACTTTATGATCTCCAAGCCGACCCCGCCTTGGCTGCTCAACGAATACGACCCCTGCCGCAACTCCATCTCGCGGTTCAACAAGATCGTCCTCGGTAGACCACCTTTCTGGAGCAAACAGGCAGACCTTGCCGAGAGCTTTCGTACCTCAGAGACCACACTCTGTATGGCAGGAAACTCCGTTGGCAAGTCCTTTTCCGTGGCCGCTCTCGTCCTCTGGTACTTGATGTACCATAAGAACAGCAAAGTCATCGTCACGGCTCCATCCGAGACCCAGCTCAAGGAAGTCTGTTGGTCGTACATACTCAAGGCCTTTCATGAATGCCCCTACAAACTCTTCCCGAAAGCAAGAGTTTACAAACAGCCAATGAAGATCGAGATCGCCGAGGACTGGTGGGTGCTGGCTTACTCCACCAAGAAGAAAGAACGCCTCTCTGGTCACCACGCTGGCAATCTGGCATTCATCGTCGATGAGGCGTCCGGTGTCGATCGCGAGATCTACGAGGCTCTCGACTCCCTCGCGCCTCACAGAACTCTCCTGATCGGAAACCCGCTCCGTCCGGACGGCGTTTTCTACGAGCGGTGCATGCGGCAGATGTCCATGCCCGACAAGAAGGTTAGCCTGATCAAGATCCCGTCCACCGACTCCCCCGACATCTCCGTCGAACACTCCGCCCGAGGTATGGCATCCAAGGGTTGGCTCGAAAAGATGAAGCGGGAATGGGGCGAAGGCTCGCTCTGGTGGAAACCCCACATCAAGGCCGAGTTCCCTGAGGCAGATTCCGCCTCGCTGATCCCACTCGACTGGATGTTCCCCTGCGAACGCACTCCACACGTCCAAGGTGGGCCTAAACGGATCGCCATCGACCTTGGCACGGGCGGAGGAGGAGACCGCTCTGTGGTCATCGTCCGCGACGATAACGGGATCATCACCTACTGGGAATCCAATACCGCCTCTCTCGAGCAAACCGCCTGGAAAGCCTTCGAGTTCAAGCGTCAGTGGGACGTTTCCGATCACCGGATCACCTTCGACTCCGCTGGTATCGGGGCTGACTTTGCATTCCGGCTCCGCTCGATCGGTATCCACAACCCAACCCCCTTCATGGGCGGTCGCCCTGCCAACAAACAGTTCCGCAACATGCGTTCCTACGCCTACTGGATGTGCCGGAGTCGGTTCGACCCCAATGGCACTTGGTTCCGGCCATTTTCCATCCCCCAGCAGCTCATGCCATCGCTCAAACGCGAACTCATGGCAATCCGCTACGTCCTCGGGCCTACCGATGCTCTTGGTATTACCGACAAGGACGAAGTCGTCAACATGCTTGGACATTCCCCCGACCTGGCCGACTGCCTGGCCCAATCCTTTGCCTATGTAGATTAAGGACTTGCAATGCCTGTCAACTGCCAGAAACCTGTCCATCCTGATGGCTGGATACCTGTCGTCTTCTGGGCGGATTGCAAGAAGTACAACCTCTGTCCGTGCGGCTACGATTATACCGAAGAATGCCCCTGCCCTGGCCCAACCATGGATGAGTATCAGTACATGGAAGAGGAAGGGGTTATGTATGGAAAACTTGTTGACGGTGATGCCGATAACTGCAATACTGGTATTGACCAAAACACTTAGGACTCCAGTCCATGCTGACTCTAGGCAACCTATTCGCCCCGATTGTCAACCCAAGCCGAAATATCGGTGCGGTGGCTCGTGTCCTGGTTGCCGACACGCCTGATGAGCTGAAAGAAGCTATCGAGTCAGGGTTCCAGAACGACCAGTCCCGCCTGTCGATCGCCGGAATCTGCCGCGACTGCTATGACGGCAACTTCGCCCCTTATATCGCGGAATGGTTGGGCAGCGATAGAGCCAGAGAGTCTGCCGTCCGGTTCAGCATGATCATGCGGCGGACAGCCGACGTTCTCTCAACCCACCTTTACCGCAAAGGGCCGACTCGGGAGATCTACGGCTACCCTATTGCCACCGAGATGCTCAACTCGGTCTACAAGGCCAACAACTTCGACTCCATCATGCAGATGGCCGATCGTACCACCTACATCAACGATGTTGCTGCGATCGAGTTTCTGCCAAACGATGGAGTCGATGCCTATCGGGTTCCCGTCAAGATGCGGCTCTGGGACTCGTCCGAGTTTGTGCCGATCTTTACGTCTGACGAATCTCTGGAACCATGGTGCGTTGCCACGCTCTCCAACTTCGGCCCAAAGCGGGTCGCTCGGATTTTCACGGCTGAGGAAGTCAGCAAATATTCCTCGCCGACTCCCATGGTGCAAAGCACTCAAAATGTTTCAGCCATCACAGCTCAGGGCATGAAGGAAGAGTTCGGCTACCCCCAGCCCAACTATCTGGGAACTGTCCCGTTTGAGTTTGTCCACTTTGAGTTGCCCCGCAACTCATTCTGGGTCTCAGGGGTTGGTCAGCAACTGGCTCACCTGAATCTGCACGTCAATCGCCGGTTGTCAGATATTGCCGACCAAATCACCCACTGGCGACCCAAAGGCATCCTCAAGAACGTCAAAGCGGACTGGAATCTGCCCAGAGACCAGAAACCAGGCCAGTACACCCGCCTGGAAACCACCGACAACATGATGATGAACGGCAAGGACGCGATCGCTGACTTCCTTGCCCCCGACCTGTCGTTTACCACCTACGACTGGAACGACCTGACGGCTTACATCGATCACATCGTCGAAATGCTGGGCGTGCCTGCCTCGACCATCCGCATGGAACAGCAGGGCGGAACCTCTGGCGTGGCGATCATGTCCGAGCAATTGCCCCTGATCGAACGGGCCGAAGCTCGCCAGCGTCAGTTTGAGTATTTTGAGCGTCGAATTGCCAAGAAATGCCTCACGGTCTGCCTCGCCCAGCTCATGAACGCCCAGCCTCAGGATGAAGCGGGAGCGTTCTACGTTGAGAGCCAGATGGCTGAGATCCAAGCTGCTCTGGCTGACTTCGACACGTCTTTCCGGATGATCTGGCCAGTCATGACCAAGAATCGTCCTGGCCCAGAACGTGACGCTCACGATTCGTTCCAGCTCAACTTCAATCTTAAGAGTCGCGCCGAGATGATCGCCGACGACCTGAATATTCCTATCGATGAAGCGTTTGCCAAAGTTCAGCAGACCATGCAGCTGATTCAGCAGGAAAATGCCATGCTGGCCGCTGCACAGGCTCCACTTGCACCACCTATGCCACCTGAACAACCTCAGGAAGGGGAAGGCGATGCTCAAGCTGAATCCGAGTGAACGCGACCATTTTGAAGAGCGTTCCGCGATCATCGAGTATTTGGGTAACATCCCTCGCCCCGAAGCAGAGCGTCTGGCCTACGAAGAGGTCAGGTCAAAGCGTCCGGCGACAGTTCAGGGCATGCTGGAGCTAAAACGATGAGAATGAGGCGAGGCAACCCTGCCGCATCCATGATCATGAACGGGCTGATTCTGCCCAACTGTATCGTCAACGCTCCAAACGGCCCTTATCTGACAACGGGCCAGTACACGTTTAGTGCAGAATGCCACGCTCCAAATCTGACATTTGCATGGACTGCCGGAACTGGTGTAACCATCGTTTCTGGCGGCTCCACGGGTTCTGTGACTGTCTCGTTTGGATCGACCGGCATCAAGTCGCTTACGGTACTGGTCACAAACAATAAAGGCGTGACCACCAACGGAGCCTGGATTGGAGCAGTTGTCTGATGAGCAATTACGAACAGCTTCCAGCCAAGATCAAAGTCAAGTTTATCGCTGGTGATGACGTGACCATGCCCTATCAGATCGGCACGAATGTCGTCGCAAACGGGACGA